ATGAAAAATTTCGATTTAAAAAAAGTAGCCACTGAATTAGGATATTTAAATGAATCAATTGGGGTTAATTTAAAAGATTTAACATTCAACACAGTAGTTAGAGCTTTTAACGACCAATATAAAAATATTCAATTTACACGTAAACAACCTAGTGGAGAAGAAGGACCATATTATAGAGATGCTGTCAGTTTCCCAAATGCAAATGATTCTTTAACTACAGTAGCAGATGAAGGTTCTTTTGAAAAATGGAAAGATAAAACCCTTTCAAAATATGGTAATGTACAAATCAATTTAGCACCTGAGGCGGATAATTGGTTTGATAAAGTTAAAATTGTAGATGATAAATTTAAAAAAGATAAATCTGGGTTTATGAAAGGAAAACAATCTTTTATAGATAAAGAAAGAAAATCAGGTAGATCAATAGATTAAAAAAAGTTATGTTAAAAAAAGAATTTAAAAGAAAAGACGTAAACAGAGCCCGTAATTTAATTATGGGTAAAACTGGCGCATCCACAGGTACACAAATTGGTTATAATACAAAACAAACGGACCATAAAGAAGGTGATGTTTGGACAGAAGGAAGAAAAACCTGGACCATTAAAAACGGCATAAAACAAACAGTGTCTAAATTAGACACACTTAAAAAAGAGGTATTTATGCCCTTAAGTTGTCCCTGTTGTAATAAAATAATGAAAAAAAGATTAGATAAACCTAATTATAAAATTCATAAAAAATGTCACGATTGTGTTGTAGAATTTGAACATAAATTAAAAATTCGTGGAGAATATGATAATTACATTAAAAAGTTAAAAATAAAAAATTCATTCGCTGTAGTAGATGAAATGGAGTCATATTTATTAGACGTAATAAACAACACTTCTAATTCAGATTATGTTTCTGAAGATGGTGTTATTGAAAAATGGAAGGGAGGAGCAAATAAAACTAAACTAGAAAATAAAGTAAAAGAAGAATTTGCACTTGAAAAAGAAAAATTACAAAAAGAAATAAATGACCAAAAAGGAGCTTAGGGAATTAATTAGGGGTGTAATTAAAGAATACACAGGTACTGGAGCTGGTGGTGGAAATTCTACTGATGGTAATAGTGTTACTTCCCAACGTACAGGAGGAGGATCATTTGCAAATGAAGAAGATGAATTAGAATTTTATACTAACCAAAATGTGGGAGACGGAGGACAAGGTCATCAAACAAAAGGAATGGAAAAAACCCAATCAGTAGGTAACCCTAACAGAACACGCTTTACAAGATTTTAAAATGAAAAAAAAAGATATCATACAATTAGTTAAAAAAGCAATTAAAGAAGTTGATCAGTTTGGCAATCGTCAAGGACCATCTAACTTTCAAACGTCAGCTGTTACATCTGCAGGTAAAGATCCTTACACGGAAAAAAACGAATATCCATTTTCTAAAAGACCTAAAAGAACAGCAACCGGTATGATGGAATCTAGAATTGATCAGTCAAAAGTATTTGATCAAAGTGAAATAGATAGGATTATAGGAGAGGTTAGAGAAATTACAGATATATTAGAAGACACATACAATGCTGATGTCAATTATAAGGAATTTAGATTTGATGATGGTACAGGTGGATTTCAATTTCAATGGGCACATGCTAGAAATTGGGGTGGTAGATTTGGTTTAAGTTTAAATGAAAATGGTGCACATGAATTATCTGCTTTAAGTTATTATGATAAATCATCATCAGGCAGTGAAAATATAAGACCAAATAATCCTATCATTTTAGACATAGAAACTTGGAAGGATTTAGATACTTCAATGTTAGTTGAAATTTGGTCCCAGTTAAAACCAATGGTAATAAAAAATGAAGCTGCAGCAAGAGAAGCATTAAGTAGAGAAGCAAAGGCACAATCAGATTATTATGGAAGCAAAGCAGACACTGGTAGAATAGGATATGGGTTATCATCACAACCAAGAAGGAGAAATGAATCAGTTAATGAAGTACGTACAAGTACAATTAGTAAAAAAAGAGCTGGAGCTGAATTAAAACAAAAATTAAAAGGTAAACGTTCTGATGGAATGGGTAAGTATGATGGTAAAATTTACGGGTTAGATAGTGATGGTAAAAGAGTTGAATTAAAAAGTTTAAACGATTTAAATAAATTTAAGGAATTTGAATTAGGAGACTCAGTTAATGAAATGCTTGATTTTGAGAAAAAACCTGGTGATAAAATAAAACCAGATAATTTTAAAAATAATCCTAAACTACAACCAGGTAAGAAAGTACTTTACGGAGGTACAAGCTACGAAGTAGAAGAAAATGATGGTTTTATCTTAAAATTAAAATCAGTAGAAAGTGGAAAAACAACAACTGTAAATTTAAATCAATTTATAAGCCGGGGCGCTATTAAAGAAAAAAATATGAAAAACAACGTAAAAGAAGCATCAAACAACCCATACTATGATGCTATAGAGGCAAAAGCAGAAAAGATGGGGGTAACTACAAATAGTCTTATAAAAAAGTTTTTAAAAGGTAAATCTGAAAAAGAAGTAGCCCAAATGGGGTTCCAAGACATAGCCAAATTAGCAGGTATAACAGATGTAAAAGAAGCAGACACTAAAACATTCGTAGGTGTAGATTCAATGGCATCAATCAAAAAAGATCCGCGATATGGTACTTTATCAGGAGACACTAAAATGGACATAGAAAAGAAATTAAAAACAGGTGGATCTGTTGAATTAGAAGAAGAACCAAATGAAATTTCTTATGATGATGCTAAAAAGAAAGGATTAAAAAGTCCAGACAAAGCAGACATTAGCAAAGATAAAGACATATCTGACTATGAACTTAAAAGAGGTATGGCTGTACAAAAAGCTATAGATGGTCAAGAAAAAAACGAAATGTACACAAACGACATAGGCAAGGATGATTACACAGATGATGAAGGCAGAATGGCAAAATCACAAATGTATAAAACAGGCAAATATGCTATGAAACTTCACGATATGCTTGATGACATGGAACAATTGCCAGCGTGGGTTCAAGCTAAATTAACTAAAGCATCAGATTATTTGTCAGGTGTTTATCATTATTTAGATTATGAATTTGTAAGACGTGACAGTAACTTAATGGAACATGTAGACAAACATAAAAAAAGAGACATGTTAATGGAAGGTGCCATGAAAAAATTCTTTGAAATGTTTGACGAAGGAAAAACAGACGAAGAAATTGTTCAAGATTATGCCCGAAGAGGAACAACAGTTCCCGAACCATTTGTTAGTAAAGCTAGAAGACAGTATGAAGGAATGAAAAAAATGAAACTTGAATTAGAAATAAGTGAAAAAGAATTTAGAAATTCATCAGAAAAAATGGTTAACAACGCTGAAGAAGGAATGGAATCACCAATGGAAGAAAAACAATTAGCATCTAGATTAAAATAAAAAATAAAACAAAATAATTATGGGTTTAGGAAAATATATTACAAGAACAGTAAGACCAACAATAACAGCAAATTTAGCAAATGCAGCAGCAATGGCTGCAAATGATGTTGTTTTTGATTGGACTGCTTTTACATTACCCAATGGGGTAAATAGATTAGTAGGAGTCACAGTTATAGCTCCCCCTACTAATGGAGGAGCATCACAAGATTGCCCCTTAGATTTATTATTTGCTACAAATACAAGAGGAAATGGGGGAGTTACAGCAGGTGCTACACCTCAATCTATAGGAACTATAAACTCAGCAGCTTTACCTACAGCAAGCCCATACTTTAATGATTTAATAGGAGCTGTAAAAATAGATGCTACAGATTTTACTGACACTGAACCTCGTAGTATAGGTGTTACAGGCGTAGCTCAGGGAGGAATGAATCCTGTAGTGTTTGAAACATATGGAACCACTCCAGATAATGGATTATACACATTTTATGTTGCTGCTACTACACCTGGTACACCAGATTTTAGATCGGGAGTTACGGTAAATGAAGATAATTTTGGTGCGGGTGCCCAAACAACAATAACAGTAGCTGATGTAGATCCTAATAAATATTTTGCCCCTGGAGATACACTCCATGCTCAAGATAATGCTGTTTTAGGTACTATAAGTACAATAACAAATTCAACAACAATTGTTTTAACTGCTGCTAATACAGAAGCAATTGCCGATGATGATATACTTTACAACATTAATCCTATCAAATTAATACTTACATTTGAAAGATAATGAAACAACTTAGAGAACAAATAAGAAAGGAGCTTAAAATGCTAATGGAGAAAGAAATGAAATATTATTCTGCTCCACCTGAAATTACTAATGCTTTAGTAAAAGATCTTAAGTTAGATCCCCTAATAAGATATGTAGCCACTTTAAAAGCTGCAAACACAGTACCACCATCATACAGAGTATTTTTTCATAATAATCAATTTATTGATTTGTACATTGAACAAATAGGAATAAAAGCAGTAATTAAAAGTAGATCTTTCTTTATAGATGATGTAAGAGAAGCAAATGAAGCAATTGCATTATTAAATAGAGAAGTATTAACAGCTCCTGTTCCGGTGTCTAGTGGTGATGAAACATCAACAGACACAGGTGATGATGCAGTAACAGAACCAGATGAACCAACTGAAGAACCAGAAGCATAATGGAATTAAAAGAAGCCTTAGGGGAAATATATAAAAAAGCAAGAGAGCAATTTGACATTCAAAATGTTCCTTCCCTCCATCTTAAACAAGATAGGGAAAATGCCCAAGGTATTTTTGGTAAAACAGCATATTATAATCCAGCAGACATGTCTATTGTATTATACATTACTGACAGACACCCTAAAGACATTTGTAGATCATTTGCACACGAATTAATTCATCATCACCAAAATGAAAGAGGTGATTTAGAAATGGGAGACGCTTCCAGTCCAACATACGCTCAAGATGATAAACACATGAGAAAAATGGAAATGGAAGCATATTTAAAAGGAAATCTTCTCTTTAGAGATTGGGAAGATTGGTATAAAAATTACAGACAAACAAACCAAAATTAAAACGTTATGGGAGGAATTTTAGGAAAAATATTTAGTAGTGGAGCCACAGAATTAGTAAAAGGTGTAGGTGGTGTTCTTGATAGTTTAACTACTTCAAAAGAAGAAAAGTTAGAAGCAGAAAGAAAAATTCAAGAACTTATAGCTAACCATGAAGCTAAAATGGAACAAAATATAACTGACAGATGGTCAGCAGACATGAACAGCGACAGTTGGTTAAGTAAAAATGTAAGACCGTTAGTTTTAGTCTTTTTAGTAGTTTCTACAGTTTTAATGATATTTATCGACGCAGGAACCATTAACTTTAATGTTGAAGCAAAGTGGACAGATTTACTACAATTAGTATTAATTACAGTGATTGGTGCCTACTTTGGTGGTAGATCATTAGAAAAAACAAAAAAGAAATAATGAAAAAATTATTAGTAGAAAGATTTCAAGAATTAGCAGGCATTAAGCCACTATACCAAATAGAAGAAGTGACATTATCTGATTTAAAAACTAAAATAAAACCTGCTTTAAGTAAAGTTTTCTCAGCTGGTAAATCTAAATCAAAAGAAGTATATAATATTGTAAAGGGTGAATTTAACCAAAAAAATGCAGAAAAAGCTTTAAATACACTTAATAAGACATATGAGGGTATAAAAATGATAGCTGATAAAACTACAGGTGATCCTGAAGCATTAAAGAATATCTCGAAATTTATTCCTTCACTAAAAACCACAGGAATAGCTACAGCACTCGGAGCTACATACAAAATTATTTCAGGAACCTCTTTACAAGATACAGGTTGGTTTAATCTTGGTAAAGAGGTTGTTTGGGGTGACCCAAGTACAATCCTTAGTATTGGTATATTTTTAGCAACAATAAAATTAATCATGTATGCTCTTCAAGCAATAGCCAGTGTACGTAAAGGTACAGGTGCTATTAAATCATTGTTTAAAGAAGATGAAGATGTAATGGGAGACGTTGAATTTAATGATATTGAACGTATATTTGAATTAATTAAAATATAATTTATAAAGAAATAATGAAAAAATTAATAACAGAAAGATTCCAAGAATTAGCAGGTATTAAGCCTTTATACACATTAAAAGAAGCTATTAAATTAGCAGATATAATGGATGGAGAAAAATTTAAGAGTGGTGTAGGTTTAGTACCTAATGTTAATTATAGAGATAAATCAGCAATAGATGATGCAAGAATGATGCCATCATCAATTGAAAAAGAAGAAGGAAATAGAGATAAATTAGTATTAGTAAAAAAAGGTAAATCCTTTACATATGGTATTGATAATGGTGAAGTAGCTGATTTAATTACTTACGAAGAAGCCATAGCAAAACTTTAATAACAAACATACAGACTGATTCATAGCCAGTTGAGATTAAAAAATAAACACGCATCTGTGGCGCAATCATTTGGATTGCGTCACTTTTTTTTGTATATTAACCAATAAATAAAAATAGAATATGACTAAAGTAGTAATTGTAGGAGCAGGCGTTGCAGGTGTAAATGCCGCTACAAAATTAGTAGATAATGGGTTTAAGGGAAAAATCACCATTATTGATATGGGATTAGATCCATATAGAAGACCAGCAGCAGACGTAATGAGAGGCTTTTTAGGAGCAGGTGGTTGGTCAGACGGTAAATTAACTTACCACACATCAATTGGAGGACAGTTGTCAAAATACACAGGTGAAGAAAAAGCAATGGAATTGTTTGACCAAGTTATAGCTAACTTTAAACGTTTCCACCCAAATCCATCTGAAGTACAATGTTCAGACCCCCAAGAAGAACCCGATTTTATTAAACCACACTTTGGTTTAAGATTATTCCCCGTATGGCATGTTGGAACCGATTATCTACATGAAATTGGCAAGAATTGGTATGATTACTTGGTGTCTAAAGACGTAGAATTTATATGGGAAACTAAAGTAACAGACATCGATTTTGATAATCAATTAGTTTCTCTAGGAGTAGTGGATGAAATTAAATATGATGAACTTATATTTGGTGTGGGTAAATCGGGTATTGATTTTGGTAAAAAATTAGCGGAAGAATATGAATTACCTACAGAACCAAAATCTGTACAAATTGGTGTGCGTTTTGAAGCACCACAAGAACATTTTCAAAAATTAATTGACATTAGTTATGATTTTAAGTTATATCAAAAGTTTGAAGAAAAAGGTGTATCATTAAGATCATTTTGTACAAACAACAATGCAGCTTACGTTGCATCTGAACACACTTACGGTGATGTTAGTTACAATGGACATGCTAAAAAAGACGAAGCATACAGAAATGATATGACTAATTTTGGCATATTAATGGAAATTAGAAACATTGACAAACCATTTGACTGGTCAAGAAAAGCAGTAGAAAAATTACAACATAAGGGTGTGGGAATGTTTTATTCTCCATCACACAGAGTTCCATCTAAAACGTCAGAAGGAGATTATGTAGAAACTCATGTTGTAGACAGTATAGACGTTTTATATGATGCAATTGGGGAATATGCACTTCACATTGAAGATTTTATTATGGATTTAGAAAAAGTATTTCCAACATTGGGAAATGATTGGGGAATTTACATGCCTGAAGTAAAATATTTATCACCTGAACCTTTAGTCAACTACGATGATTTAAGTTTAACTAGGTTTCCCAACGTACATTTTGTAGGTGATGCATTGTCAGCAAGAGGTATAACAGTATCAGGAGCTCAAGGTACTTATGTTGCAGAATCATTATTAATGTTAGATAAAGAGATTAATAATTTTTTAAATGATCCTGCTAACAATAAAGAACCACATGAAATGGGTGATATGCATGAAAATCTTATAGGTGGTTTAACAATGCCCAAAGAAAATACTAATAAATTAAATAAATAATATGATATTTGCAATTTTATCCACATTAGTGGCAATGTTTTTTATTATAAACTCATTAATAATAGATAAAAAATAAAACATGAGAGCAACACAAGAAGAAATAACAAATATAAGTAAATGGCTTAACCCAAAAACTAAAGTAAGAAGATGTTATAAAATTGAAGAAGATGGATCTAAAACAAGAGTCCATGTTTTAGATTTTGGTAATAAAGCAGTATTTCACAATGAAAAAGGTCCTGCTTTAATCAATAAAAAACAAAGAAAAAAAGAATATTATTTAAATGGTATTGAATTTGATTATGAAACATGGAATGAAATAATGAAAGGTAAAGAAGGACTACCATGGTATAAAACAGCAGTAGGAAAAGGAACATCAAGACATTAATATATGAAAATAGGATTTTGTGGAACAATGAGTGTGGGAAAAACTACACTAGTAAATGCATTAAAAGAATTATCTGAATTTAAGGATTATACTTTTAGAACAGAACGTTCAAAGTATCTTATGGAAATGGGTATACCTTTAAACACTGACTCAACACTAAAGGGACAATTAGTATTTGCAGCTGAAAGAGCAAGCGAATTAATGCAAAAAAATATAATTACTGATAGAACAGTAGTAGATGTAATGGCTTTTGCTAATTTATCTACATCAATGGGTTATAGAGAAAAAATTTACTTAGCACTTACTATCGAACCCCTAATAAATGAGTACGATCTTTTATTTTATGTTAGTCCAGAAGGAGTAGAAATAGAAGACAATGGAGTTAGAGAAACAGACGCTGATTATAGAATAGCTATTGATGAAGAAATAAAATCAATTATACAAATGAATGGAGGTAAAAAAATTATTACTATTAAGGGTGCTGTAGAAGAACGTATAAAACAAGTTAAAAGTGCTATAACTCAATATGTATAACATATGGCTCAAAATAATATAAAACAAGTAATAAAACAGGAGTACATTAAATGTGCTAAGGATCCTGTATACTTTATGAAAAAGTATTGTTACATTCAACACCCTACAAGAGGTCGTGTTCAATTTAACTTATATCCATTTCAAGAAGGTACATTAAAACTACTGCAAAAAAACGATAGAAGTATTATCCTTAAATCTCGTCAGTTAGGAATTTCAACTTTATCCGCGGGTATGGCCTTATGGATGATGTTATTCCAACGAGATAAAGCAATATTGGTTGTTGCAACTAAACAAGACACTGCAAAAAATCTAGTAACGAAAGTTAAATTTATGTATGATGAATTACCATCATGGTTACAAATTGGTTTTACAGAAAAAAATAAATTAGCATTACGACTTAAAAATGGCTCTCAAATTAAAGCAGTGTCAGCAGCAGGTGATGCTGGTAGATCAGAAGCAATTTCTCTATTAATTATTGATGAAGCAGCATTTATTGAACAAAATAGAATTGAAGAAATTTGGGGTTCATCACAACAAACACTGTCAACGGGTGGTAAAGCAATAGTTTTATCTACACCAAATGGCACAGGTAATTTTTTCCACAAAATGTGGACTAAAGCACAAGATGGAACTAATGGATTTACTCCTATTAAATTACACTGGTCAGTTCATCCTGAAAGAAATCAAGAATGGAGAGACAAACAGGATGATGAGTTAGGTTTAAGAATGGCAGCACAAGAATGTGACTGTGATTTTACAACCTCAGGTAATACTGTGTTTGAATCAGAAATATTAAAATTTATAGAAGTATCAAACATATGTGAACCTGTAGAGAAAAGAGGTATAGAAGGAGGATTACACATTTGGGAATATCCAGATTACACAAGAAAGTATATAGTTGTAGCCGATGTAGCTAGGGGTGACAGTAAAGATTATTCTGCCTTTCATATTATAGACATTGAAGAATGTAAACAAATTGGTGAGTTTAAAGGTCAAATAGGTACTAAAGAATTTGGCCATATGTTAGTTGCAATAGCAACTGAATATAATAATGCATTACTTGTAATTGAAAATGCTAACATAGGATGGAATACTATTCAGGTAGTAATTGATAAGAATTACCAAAATTTATATTATTCTCCTAAAGGAGACGCAGCAACAAATGCAGAAGCATTTTTAGCTAAAGGATACGACATAACAGACACAACAAAAATGGTTCCTGGTTTTACAATGTCAATGAAAACCCGACCATTAACAATAGGAAAATTAGACGCTTATTTAAGAGAAAAATCAATACTAATCCAAGGAAAAAGAACGTTGGAAGAAATGCGTACTTTTATTTGGAAAAATGGAAGAGCAGAAGCACAAGGAGGGTATAATGATGATTTAGTAATGTCTTTAGCAACAGCATGTTATGTAAGAGACACAGCACTTAAATTTGCACAACAAGGAATAGATTTAACAAATGCCACATTAAGAAATTGGCAAACAAATGCCTCTGGTGTTTACACAGGAGGTACAAATAAGAAAGACGCAGGTTGGACACAAGATTTAGGCGAACAAGGAAGTCAAGATTTGACTTGGCTTCTTTAATATATTTATAACAAACAAAAAGAATGGCAGATACTAGTTTATTTACAAGACTACAACGATTATTTTCAAGTGATGTAATCATTAGAAATGTTGGTGGAAAGAAATTAAAGGTAATGGATACCGGAAGGATCCAAAAATATGGAAACTTAGCATCTAATTCACTTTATGATAGGTTTACACGTCTACACAAACCTGTAGGATCTTCACTACAATATAATCCTACACTGAATTATCAGTCAATGCGACTTCAGCTTTATAGTGATTATGAAGCAATGGATCATGATCCTATTATAGCAGCTGCATTAGATATTATGGCTGATGAAACAACTTCAAGAAATGAATATGGACAGGTTTTAAATATAAATTCAGCTGATGAAAATATTAGAAAAGTATTACATAACTTATTCTATGATGTTTTAAATATAGAATTTAATTTAGCTACATGGATTAGAAATATGTGTAAGTATGGTGATTTTTATCTTAAATTAGAAGTATCTGAAAAATTTGGGGTTTATAATGTTATACCTCTTTCAACATATGAAGTAGTAAGAGAAGAAGGAACTGATCCTGACAATCCATCTTATACTCGTTTTACAATGGATCCCAATGGTTTAGCTTCAGGTGCAACTAATACAATTAGACGAGATCAATTTCAGTTAGAAAATTATGAAGTTGCTCACTTTAGATTACTTACAGATTCTAATTATCTTCCTTATGGTAGATCTTACTTAGAACCAGCTCGTAAAGTATTTAAACAATTAATGTTAATGGAAGATGCTATGTTAATTCATAGAATTATGAGAGCACC